AGGATATCAGTCTCTCATTTGAGCCACATCCCGTTACTCGTGATCTTCCGGTACTCAAGAACGAGAACGCCATTAATCGATCTATTCGTAATCTTGTAGAAACGATTCTAACCGAGAGATTCTTTAATTCCACACTCGGTTCGAACATAAGATCCGGAATGTTCGACATCATTGATTATGCATCATCATCTCTTATAGAGGATCAAATCGAGATTCTGATATCGAACTATGAACCCAGAGTGAACAATGTACGAGTTCAGGTTGATCCCAGACCCGATCTCAATGAATACGAAATAACAATTACCTATACAATTATTGGTCAGAGTATTCCGGCTCAACAGTATTCGTTCATTCTAGAGGCGACACGATAAAATGCCCTTCACCAAATTTTCAAATCTCGATTTTGATCAAATTCGAGTGTCCATCAAGGACTATCTGAGAGCCAACTCAAACTTTACGGACTTTGATTTCGAGGGATCGAACTTTTCGGTCCTCATTGATATGTTGGCCTATAATACCTATATCACGGCATTCAATGGAAACATGAGTGCCAATGAGGTATTTCTTGATTCGGCCGTTCTCAGAGAAAATGTTGTTGCCAGAGCCCGAGAAATCGGTTATGTTCCGGGATCCAGAACCTCGGCAGGTGCCATTGTATCCTTTGGAGTACAACCAAAGAGTACCACCAAGACTCTGACGCTCAAGGCCGGACTTGTTTGTACAGGAGATGCATCTGGAACCAATCATGTGTTCTCGATTCCGGACGATGTAACCGCAAGTGTGAAGAACGGTATTGCCCAGTTTTCGAATCTTGCCATCACAGAAGGAACTCTTCTCAAAAAACAGTTTGTTGTTAATGGTTCTCTTGATCAAAGATTCATTCTCGATAATTCCTATATTGATACATCGACCATAAGAGTTCATGTGCGAGCATCTGATGAGACCGGAATCGGATCACTCTATAATCGCGTTGATAATATCTTCAAAATCGATGGAACATCCGAAATCTATCTGGTTCAAGAAATAAGAGACGAAAAATATGAACTTCTCTTTGGTGATGGAAGATTTGGTAAAAAACTGGAAAACGGATCTGTTATTACCGTAACCTATCTAATCAGTGATGGTGTACTCGGTAATGGTGCCACATCATTTTCATTTAATGGGACATTTGTTAATGAGAACGGTGTCACCGAAATTCCGAACAATACCATAACCATCACAACTCTACAGTCTGCCAGAAATGGATCAAATATCGAATCCATTGATTCCGTTAGAGGTTATGCACCACGACTGTATGCCTCACAATATCGGGCGGTTACACCACGAGACTATGAGGCTCTGATAAAAACCGAGATTTATAAGAATGCCGAATCAATCTCTATTGTTGGTGGTGAAGAAATGAATCCACCTCAATACGGAAATGTGTTCATTAGCATCAAACCAAAGAACGGAACCTTTATTTCTGATTTTGATAAGCAGTACATCAAAAATAAACTCAAGAACTATTCCGTATCCGGAATTAATCCCGAAATTATTGATCTCAAGATTCTTTATATTGAAATTGATTCATCGATTTATTACAACTATTCAACCGTTTCTAGTTCTGATGATTTGAGAACCAGAATAATCTCTAATCTCAACGAATATGCCAGTTCAACAGAACTCAATTCATTCGGCGGTAGATTTAAATATAGTAAGGTTCTTGGTGTCATTGATAATACCGATGCTTCGGTGACATCCAATATTACAAAGGTCAGAATAAGAAGAGATCTCAAGGCCCTCATCAATAAACCGACACAATATGAAATTTGTTTTGGCAATAAGTTCCATGTGAATCCGGCAGGTAAGAACATAAAGTCCACCGGATTCAAGATTCAGGGTGTTTCGGATATCGTTTATTTCACGGATACTCCAAATTCCGATCTCAAGACCGGAACAATATCAATCATCAAAGAGATTCCGATTAGTGTCTCGAACGAACTCAAGACTCCTGTTGTTGTCCAATCTGCCGGTACCGTAAACTATGAGACCGGTGAAATCATGTTGGGTGCTCTGACCATAACCTCAACAGATCTTGATCAGGACATTATAGAGATTCAGGCATATCCGGAATCCAATGATATTATTGGCCTGAGAGATCTTTATCTATCATTCAGCATCGAAAAAAGCTCAATAAATATGATTAAAGATGTGATTACATCCGGAGATGATGTTTCCGGTACTTCATTTTCGAGATCGGACTATTATAGATCTAGCTATTCAAACGGGGAACTAAAGAGGTTGTGATATGATACAGGCCGGTACTGAGGCAAGAGTCAAGATTCAACAGATTATTGAGAATCAACTTCCGAGTTTTATATTGGAAGAGAGTCCAAAGACAGTTGATTTTCTGAGGCAGTACTATATCTCTCAGGAGTATCAGGGTGGTCCTGTTGATATTCTTGAGAATCTGGATCAGTATATCAAACTCGATAATCTCATTCCCGAAGTTGTTGTCGGATCAACGGTTCTCACTAATGATATTGATGTAAAGTCTGATGTCATTAGTGTGACATCAACGAAGGGATTCCCTCAGAACTATGGTCTAATCAAGATTGATGATGAGATCATTACATATACCGGTATTACCACAAATACCTTTACCGGTTGTATTCGAGGTTTTTCTGGTGTAACCTCATATCATCAAAATCTAAATTCAGAAGAACTCGTATTCTCAACTTCTCAGGCGTCTTCTCATACTGCTCAAACGAGCATAAAGAATCTGAGTTCACTCTTTTTGCAAGAATTTTATAAAAAAATCAAGTATTCTCTTACTCCGGGCCTTGAGAATCTTGATTTTGTTCCGGATCTCAATGTTGGCAATTTCATCAAGAGTGCCAGAACACTTTATGAATCTAAGGGCACCGAAGAATCGTTCCGAATTCTGTTCAATGTATTATTCGGGGAGACTCCAAAAGTCATCGATCTCGAACAATTTCTAATTAAGCCATCTTCGGCATCATATTTAAGACGTGATGTAGTCGTTGTCGATGCCATCTCTGGGGATCCACTAAATCTTGTTGGACAGACAATCATCAAAAAGAACGACTCCACAACAACGGCAGCCGTTTCTGAGGTTGAAACGATTGGCCGTGGCGGTAAAACATATTATAAACTTCTCCTCTTTGTTGGCTATGATGATGCATTCCCGACAATTACGGGATCATTCACCATTACTGGTAGCACCAAAAATTCAAATATCATCAATATTAGCTCCTCCACAATTACGGTAGATTCCACAATAGGATTCCCCGAATCCGGATCACTATATTCGGGGAATAATATAATTACATATACATCCAAGAGTGTCAATCAGTTCTTTGGTTGTGATGGAATAACCGAGATAATTCCATCAAATTCTATCATTCGATCTGATGAAACCTATTATGGTTATGAAAACGGAGATCTGACCAAAAAAGTTGAATTTAGAATTACCGGAGTTCTTTCTGACTATATGGGACTCACCGATAATTCTGTTGTCGAAGAGGGTGAATATATTGGAATCAGGAATCTTGGTGAGGACATCAAGATTCCGATCGATAATCCCACATACAAAGAGATATTCGCAAACAGTTGGAACTATAATACAACCTCAAAGATCGCAACGGCATCTAATATTAATTTTGAATATCCCGATATTGCATCGGATGTTCAGAACACTTATAATGAAAATGATGAGTACATGTATGTCGCCTCGAATTCATTACCATCATATCAAATAACAAATAAACTTTTCTCCTATAATGCATCCGGTGTATCAGACTTTGATAGCATCACCGGTTTATATGGAATTATAACCTTCAATGAAAAGGTCTCGTTCATTACCGGAAGCGAGGTTTATTATGAATCATCTAATTCCACAATAAGTGGCCTGGAAGCCGGGTACTATTTTGTTGAGGTTCTTTCTGATAAGAAACAAATAAGGCTTTATTATTCGAGATCCGTAATAGGAACCGAAAATTATATCAAATTTGGTGAACTATCTTTAGGATCTCATAATTTTACATTAAGAACTCAAAAAGAAAAGATTCTTTCACCTCAGAAGATTCTAAGAAAGTTTCCACTCTCTGTTGATATCGGTGATGGCGAATCTGATGAGACGCCCATTGGCTCTATTGGAATGCTCATTAATGGTGTCGAGATTTTTGGGTATAAATCTGACAATAAAATTTATTATGGCCCATTAGAAAAAATCAATATCCTCAATGGTGGCCAAAGTTATGATGTCATAAATCCACCATCACTTCAGATTACAACCGGATCCGCCAAGGTACTACCTGTTGTGAGTGGATCACTCGAAAAAATTTATATCGACCCTCAAGAATTTGATATCGATATTATTGTTTCGGTTGCTCTTACGGGTGGTAATGGTCGTGGTGCATCATTCGAGCCAATCATTCAAAAAAGACGCCGTGAAATAGAATTTGATGCAAGACTACTCGAAAACGGCGGCGGAATAGATGCAACCAACGAAACCATTACATTTACCTCAAATCATGGTTTAATCAATGGAGAATCTGTTGTATATCGCCCTGGAAATAATCCTCTACTTGGTATAGGAACATACAATGGATCGAATACAAATACCGGAAAAACTCTGAAAAAAGAATCGACTTATTATATCAAATACATTAATGACAAGACGATTCAACTCTATAATTCTCTTTCTGATTATAATTCTGGGATTAATACTGTTGGATTCACCACAATTGGTACTTCCGGAATTCAGAAGTTTGCAACACAGCCAAAGAATACTTTAACAGAAATAAAAGTTCTTAATGGTGGAGAGAATTATACCAACAGAGAAATTAGAGTCTCACCATCCGGAATCTCTACGGCCACTAATATTATAACATTTAATAATCACGGTTTTGAATCTGGTGAGATTATTGTCTATAATTATGAAACGTCTCCGGTTTCGGGTCTTTCCTCATCACATCGATATCAAGTAATCAAAATTGATTCCAATACTTTCTCTCTTGCGGATGCCGGGATTGGTGGAACGTCTGTTTCCGATTACCAAAGGGGAAGAGTCATACCATTCAACTCGACTGGAAGTGGTTATCAGATTTTCAACTATCCAAAAATCAATCTTGGTGTCGAATACTGTGCCGTGGGTCTTGGTAGCACCCAATTCAGAGGTACGATAAATGCAACTCCTATTGTAAGAGGTGAAATTATAGGAGTTAATGTTTATGAACACGGCCAAGACTATGGTTCAAACATTTTAAATTTACACAAAAAACCAGAAATTGCTATAAAAACAGGCAAGAGTGCTCAGTTATCTCCAATAATCATAAATGGCAGAATTGAAAGTGTCAATGTTCAATATGGTGGAGTTGAGTATCATTCGATCCCCGATATAGTAATTTCTGGCTCAGGAAAGGGTGCCGTTCTAAGACCAGTTGTAGAAAATCAAAAAATTGTTGGTGTTATTGTCGTTGGTGGTGGATCGGGTTATTCCGAGTCTGATACTAAACTTATCGTAAAATCAACTGGTAAAAATGCGATATTTGATCCTCAAGTAAGAAGTTTATCCGTCAATACTAATATTCTCTATAATGATGTTACGACAAGTACAAAATTTGCAAATGAAATAGTACGTTCTTCTTATAATAATCTCCAATATGGCATTTGTGGTTATTCTGGTGTCTTGCAAACTCACTTTGGAGACAATGGCTCTTCTCATTCTCCAATCATTGGTTGGGCCTATGATGGAAATCCGATTTATGGTGCCTATGGTTATTCTGATCCAGGTGATAAAAACTCTCCAATCAAAAAGCTCGTATCTGGTTATACTTTAAGTATCTCAAACGTCGAAAATAGGCCGTCACCCTTCACCGACGGTTTCTTCATTTCAGATTATAAGTTCACAAATTCTGGAGATCTTGATCAGTATAACGGAAGATATTGCATAACACCCGAATTTCCAAATGGAGTATATGCATATTTTGCGACTTCTACAATTGATGATAATGCAAATGTTGTGGGATCATTCCCATACTTTATTGGTGATCAATATAGATCAAAATTTATAACTGAAAATAGATTACTGAATCAGTCCTTTAATTTTAATAGTTCCAATTTAATTCGCAATATTCATCCGTTCATCCAGAACTTCATTTATAACTCCGAAAACCGTGTTGCCTCGATTGATTCTGTCTTATCAGGATCTATCAATTCTTTAGAGATTATCAATTCGGGCGACAATTATAAAGTCGGCGATTCCTTGGCGTTTGATGAATCCGAGACAGGTGGTGGTGGACTAAGTTGTATTGTATCTGAAATTAATGGTAAGAATATTGTTGACATTCAGACAACAACTCAAACTTATAATGATGCAATATTTACTTGGAATGGTCAGAATGAAATCGGAGTTAAAATTACTCCAACTCATAGTTTGGATAATTTGGATTATGTTTCAATTTCTGGAATCACCACCACACTATCCAACCTTAATGGGTATTACCAGATTGGCATTTCGACATATCAGTCGATTATAACTCAAAATATTCCTGCAACAGGAAATGTAACGGACATTTATGTTGCTAATGTTCCAGCAAATATTTCTATTGGCAGTTCCATTGGTATTGGTACAGAAACTCTTAGAGTTCTTAATGTATATGGAGATGTTATAAGAGTTCTCAGAGGTAACTCTGGTCTTGCTCATACCGCAACATCGACTGTAACCTTTGCACCCGATTCATTTGTAATCAATAAAAAAACAGATTATTTTGAATCCAAAAATAATGATTTGGTTCATTTCAATCCGAGAAGCTCTGTTGGAGTTGGCACAACTTCTGGAATTGGAATTGGTGTAACTTATAATATTGGAATTAGTACAAATACTATTATTTCAATACCAACACAATCGATTTATCTTCCAAATCACTCCTTTAAAAATAATCAACAAGTTATTTTAAGAAAACCATCTGGGGCTTCAGCAATCTCTGTTGCAAATACTTCCGGATCAACATCATTTAATCTCCCATTATCCGGAGATTTTCAGACTGTTTATGTGATCAGAAAATCTGTGGATCACATTGGAATTGCGACCCAAATTGGGCTCACCACAACTTCTAATGGCCTTTTCTTTACCTCAAATGGATCTGATGATTATCAGTATTCATTTGAATCTACATTCACTCAAGTTAAAGGTAATATAGAGAAAAATACTGCTAATGTATCACTGACGACTTCACATCAACTTATTTCGGGTGATGTGATTAATCTGAATGTTCAACCCTCACTATCAGTTGGTGTAGGAACATCATCTAGTATAAAAGTCGCCCGTGATACATCAACCGGGTGGATTCTCGTCAATCCTGTTGGGTTCAGTTCAATAGGAATTAATACTATAACAAACGAAATCACACTTCCAAATCATAATTTAAAAACTGGTGATAAGGTGAAATATACGGCAGATCTGGTTGCAAGTGGAATCAATACCGGATATTATTATGTTTATAAGATTGATTCCAATAAAATCAAACTGTGTGAGACAAAAATTGATTCAGAAATGTATCCGCCAACAGTTGTTAGTATTGTCGGTACCGGTGGATCTAATCAGAAATTGTATTCTGTTAATCCCGAACTTATTTCATATAAGAACAATAATCTTGTATTCGATTTATCGGATTCTTCTCTTATTGGTTACAAATTTAAGATTTTCTATGACGAATCTTTTAGAGATGAATTTATCTCTACGGGCACAGAAAATACATTTGCCGTGACCGGAATCGGAACGATTGGCATCTCCCCCAATGCATCTCTTACTGTTAAGTATAATCAAAATACTCCATATCCTCTTTTCTATACACTAGAAAAGGCCGGTTATATTTCGACCGCAGATATAACAGTCAACAATCATTCGAGAATCAGTCTTATTGATAGCCTCTATAATGGCTCTTATAAAATTTCCGGAATTGGCTCAACCACTTTCTCATTCCCATTAACCCAAAAACCCGAAAGAAACTTATATTCTCAGTCTGAGTGTGATACTCTTACATATTCTACGATTTCTTTAACCGAAACTGGTGGGGTTTCTAAGGTTAAAATCCTCTCTCCTGGTGATAATTATAAAAAACTTCCGACTTTCACATCAATTCTTTCTGAAAATGGGCAAGGTGCATATATTGCACCAAAGTCAAATACAATCGGAAAAATCAATAAAATAAAGATTCTTGATGAGGGTTATGAATATTCATCAGACAAGACACTGAAGCCTCAGGCCGAAATTTCAAATTACTTATTACTCAAGAACTCAAATTACATCAAATCTGTTTCTGTTGTTGATGGTGGCAACAATTATAATAGTTCACCCGATTTAATTGTGATTGATTCGACTTCGGGTCAAAAAATAAATTCTGGTAATTTGAAGGCGATATTGAGTGGCAATTCAATAATCTCAGTTGATATCATTGATTCACCAAAAGGACTTCCAGAAATTCCTGTAACAATAAAATCAATAAACAATACAAATGGAGTTTCGATCCAATCCTTACAATACTCTAATTCGGGTATTGTTACTTGTGCTCTGATTACACCACTCAATGGATTCTCGATTGAGCCCTTTGCGATTGGCGATAAGATCTATGTTGAGGGTATTCAAAAAGAAACCTCCGATGGTGATGGGTTCAATTCTGAAGATCACGAATACGATTTCTTTGTTGTCTCAAACTACCAAGGTAGCGGTGCTACTCAAAGAGTTCTTGAATATAATCTTTCTGGTATAACGACAAATCCTGGAACTTTAAAGGTAATTGATAATCTTTATGGCAAGATCATCAATTATAATAATTACCCTCAATTTGAGGTGGTACAAGATTTCTCGCAATTTGTTGTGGGTGAACGATTTCAGGTTAATACACAATTTGGATATGTTGAGACCGATCTCAGAATCACAAAATCAGATAAAAATTACATTAAAGTGATCGGAGATTATGATCTCCAATCGAATGATATCATAAAAGGTATTAAATCTGGTTTTATTGCAACAATCAACTCGATTAAAAAATCTTCTGGTTATTTTATTGTTGATTTTGCATCCAGAAAGGATCTTGGTTGGTCAAATGATACGGGTAAATTAAATCTTGATACTCAGGTCATTCCCGATAACTATTATTACCAGAATCTCTCTTATACCGTAAAGAGTTCTCAGACCTGGGAAAATATTGTTAGCCCTGTAAATGGCCTTCTTCATACGAGTGGTCTAAAGAACTTTGCCGATACAGAAATTCTTAATACAACTTCGGTTGGAATAGGATCCACCGACTATAGTATTTCTCTATATGATATAATTGACGAATCAAGAGTCGATACAATTTATAATTTCGATTTAACACGAGATATCAATGTTTCTGGAGATACTTCCAAATTCTTAGAATTTAAGTCCAAAAAGTTCTCGGATTATATTGAATGTAGAACAAATAGAGTTCTTGAAATTGATGACATCAGTTCTCAGTTTTCTACGTCCGATGCATCCGTAAATACGGATCCTTTTGTGAGAATTGATGACATCACTCCAAGTAAAAAATACGATAAGTATTTGGTTCAGGTCACGAACAATGATTTCACGGATGTTCAATTTACGGAACTAATTGTCTTAACTAATGGATCTAATGTTTACACACTAGAAAAAGGTTCCATTGATTCTGAAACCACTGATAATACAGGATATGCGTCTAATAAACTAGCAAATATCTATGGTTATTCTGATGAACTTGGTGGAACTTATTTAAGATTTGAGCCCGTCAAGGATCCGTATCATACCACCTATAATATCAAATATCTCAATACGTCCTTTGAAAATTATACAACCGGAATTGGTACGAGTTCAATAGGTTTTATCAATCTTATTGGATTGACCAAAAATGTTGCATCCGGTATAACGACAACACTCGTTTCAGAGTTAACATCAAAGATTAAGTCTTTCTATTCTGAGATTAATATTATTGATAATTCCACAAATGAGATTAACTATGTTGAGATTTTTGTGGATCACGACGGAACTAATACAAACATTTCGGAATTTTATTTTGATACCGAGGATGGATTCAGTTCAAATTTCATTGGTTCGTTTGGTGCAACAATAAATTCTGACATTCTTTCACTCAATTACACGAATATCTCTAATAATCATGTAACCGTAAGAACAAGGAATGTTGGATTCGGCACCACTGCTGTTGGCGTTGGAACATACAGATTTAAGGCAATTGGTCAACTTGATGGGACAGAAAAGACCGTTAAGTATGAGTCCTTATATTCTAATGTTTCTGTTGCATCCTCAATTGTTTCATTCGATAAAACCAAATTCTCTTCTCTGAAATCGGTTATAAGAGTTGGTTTGGGTCAGACTAGTGCATTACATCAAGTAATGATGATTTGTGATGGTTCTAGTACCCAAACAATCCAATATCCTTTCTTATCGATTGGTAGCACCTCTGGTATTGGTACATTTGGCGGTGAGATCAGTGGAACTACGGCTTCACTCAAATTCTATCCTGATGTAGACATCTCTGGTAATTTTGAGATTCTGAGTTTCAATCAGGAGTTTTATTCTCAAAATGATTATATTGATTTAAATCAACCTCCTGATTTGACTTATTCTAATGCGAATGAATCTTTTGGTATTAAAAAATATTTTGCCGTGAATGATGGTGACATCAATAAGTTAAATTTTGATCTGAAATATCAAAATAGAAATATTTTCAAACAGGTATTCGATCCATCAAATTCAACAATTTTGAATCCTGTAACCGGTGAATTTAATATACAGCACTTCTTTAGTACTGGAGAAGAATTGACTTATACCGCAAAATCTACCTTTGATGGTATTAATCCTACTTCTGTTGGAATAGGGACGACATTGAATAATGTTGGTGTAACAACAAATATTTTACCTCAAACTGTATATGCAATAAAAATAAATCCGACGAAATTTAAAATCTCAACAAGAAAAGATTATGCACTGTTGGGAATAGCCGTGACCTTTGCGAATTATGGGTCGGGGAATGCTCACGAACTTGAAGCAGTAAAGAAAAATGAAAAATCCATCATTACAATTAATAATGTAATACAATCTCCTATCGCATATTCTTTGGTGGATTATACAGTTAATAATGGGGGTTCTATCGGAGTAACCACAACAATATTTGGACTGAGCGGAATATCTTCTATATCTCTCGGAGATATCATCAAGATTGATTCCGAATATATGAAGGTCTCAAATGTTGGATTGGGTACAACCTATTCTGGACCAATTTCATTTGGTGGAACTTTCCCTCTGGTTGAGGTCAAGAGGGGTTTTGTTGGATCTTCTGCGACAAGTCATACAAATTCATCTGCGGCGTCAATTTATAGAGGCTCTTATAATATCGTTGGTAATGAAATCTATTTCACAGAAGCTCCGGATGGAAGCCTTGCTGATCAGTTGGGTATTGATTTCGATAATCTTCCAGAATCTAGAGCAACATTTAGTGGGCGAGTATTCCTTAAAAATGATTATACCGAAAACCGAATTTACGATAATATCACAGAAAAATTTACCGGAATTGGTCAAACTTATACACTAACTGTTGGTGGTGCAAACACCACTGGTATTGGAACAACCGGAGGAAACGGTATCGTTTTAATCAATGGAATCTTCCAGACGCCAACAACTGACAATAATCCAAATAATAACTTCAAAATTATAGAAAATTCTGGAATTAGCAGTATTGTATTCTCCGGGATTAGAACTGATGGTGAAATATTCATATCACAGTCCGATGTGAATATGAATCAGTTACCAAGAGGTGGAATGATTGTATCTCTTGGATCAACTCCTGGATTGGGTTATGCTCCTTTAGTAGGGGCCGCCGTTACCGCAATAGTTTCTGGAGGTTCAATCACGTCAATAGGTATTGGAACAACAGGTAATTGGGGCTCTGGCTATAGATCCCCGGTATCCATTGCGGTCACAGAATCCGGCCACACTGGTGTAGGTGCGACAATTAGTGCGATCGTTGGTGCCGGTGGCACACTTTCGTTTAATATTATTGGTGGTGGTACTGGCTATAACAATCCTTCAATAATTATATCTCCTCCAAATTATGAGAATCTCTCCGTAACCGGAGTATCGAGACTTGGAATTGGATCGACCAGTGCATCCGGAACCGGTTTATTGATCAATGTTGATGTTGGTGCAAGCTCCACAACCGGAATTGGGTCAACATTATTTGAGGTTAAAAATTTCAAGATCTCCAGACCAGGATATGGATTCAAGAAGGGTGATGTGATTAAGCCAGTTGGTCTTGTTACGGCATATGGTCTCTCAAGTCCTCTATCAGAGTTTCAATTAACAGTTCTTGATGTATTCAATGATTCCTTTGCGGCCTGGCAGTTTGGTAGAGTTGATTACATCGACTCAATTAAAAATCTTCAAGACGGAATAAGAATAAGATTCCCATTATATTATAATTCACAATTATTGAGTTTTGAGACTAATGATTCTGATCTGGACTCTCAATTAATTGATTTTAACTCTCTGCTGATCATATTCATCAATGGAGTTTTACAAAAACCCGGAGACTCTTATAATTTCAATGGCGGCACGACATTCAGTTTCACTGAGGCACCAAAACCAGAAGATGATGTTGCAATTTTCTTCTACAGAGGTAGTGATGGCGATAGTACAATTGTCAATGTGAATGAAACCATAAAGATCGGTGATGGTGTCCAGGTATTCAGTTCAAATGCAAATCTTCAAAATACAATAACTCAAGATCTAAGAACGATTTCTAATATAAGCTCATCTGATACCATTCAAACAGAATTATATCAGACACAAGGCATCGATTCATTGAATTATAAACCGCTTAGTTGGTCAAAACAAAAGGTCGATAAAATCATTGATGGCCAATTCGTATCAAAATCAAGAGACTCTATTGAATCACAGATTTATCCAACAGCAAAGGTTATCAAAAACCTTACACCAACAGATACGACGATTTGTGTTGATGACGTTCAATTTTTCAATTATGAAAATGAGGTATCGCCAAACTTCGGTGGTCTGATCATTTCTGGCTCACCAGACCCCGTTTCTGCCGCCGTGACGGCCGTTGTATCTGCCGGAGGTACAATCCAATCACTCGTGATTGAAACGCCTGGTAGCGGTTATTTGGGCTCTTCTGTGAGCGTCAGAATCTCGGCACCGCCAAGAGTCGGAGTTGGGATTGGCACGACGGCAACTGCCACAATTGCGGTCGTCAATGGATCTCTGTCAACTCCGATCACAATCACGAATCCGGGCTTTGGTTATACCACATCAATTCAACCCGGTGTAATTGTACCACTTCCGAGTCCATCTTATGAAAATATTTCAAATATTACATCAATAACAGGAGTTGCCGGAAGTATAACCGGAATTGGCTCGACTGTAGGCATTGGTACTGCTCTGGCGATTAAGTTTACATTATCGGATACAACGGGTCTTTCGGTTGGTCAACCCATTTATATCTTCAACACCAAAGTGGGTAATGGTGTAACTTCAATTTATACCACAAATTCCAATGCTATAGGTATTGGTACAACATTCTTAGATAACATCTATAATATCAGTGCCATTAATAGTTCCGTTGGAATTATAACTTGTAATGTTCACTCGGATTCAAATCTTGTCGGCATCACGACCACTGGAGTTGTTGGTAATTTCTCATGGGGTAAATTGACCGGATTTACTAGATCATCTTCTCCAATTTCAATTGCCGTATCTGGCTATAATGTTGATTCTGGACTCTCGACGTTCCCGACAATACAAAGAAGAGGTTATGGGCTAAGAGATACCGGTGCAATTAAAAAGTGACTTTAATGGTCAATACTAAATATATAAAAAACCTATATTCAAATGTCCGCACTTGTAACAGACCAGTTCAGAATACTAAATGCGACCAATTTTATAGATTCGATAGACAATTCTTCAAATTCATATTATGTCTTCGTTGGTCTGGCAAACCCCACTGCTGCCGGTTTTGGTCGGACGGATACTTGGGACACTAATACTCCAAATCCCACAGATAATTTTGATTATTTGAATCATTATGAATCGACTATTCTGTTTGGTAAAAGAATTACAAGTGCGAACATAAGAAGAGTTATTCGAAAGATTAATTGGACATCGGGTCAAAAATATGAAATGTATAGACCCGATTATAGTGCGATTAATCCATCTCCGGTTACGGGATCACTGAGGCTTTATGATGCCAATTATTATGTGGTAAATTCTGATTACAGAGTTTATATTTGTATTGATAATGGATCTTCTGG